GTACGTAAATTGTGCCATACGAGCTGGAACGCCGAGACGATTCTTCTTAACCTTAACACGAACCTTGTGACCAGTCTGTTGCGCAGCGCCAGAGATTGTCTCACCCGATTCCAAGATTCCATTCTTAGTATCAAGCTTAACGATTTCAAGCATTAGATCTGCCGCGTGCTTCAAAGCCTTACCTTCCGTGATAACGAAAGGATTACGAAGCGCCTTCATTGGATCAATCTCCATAGTGACCTGTTGAATCAAGAAGGTCATTAGGTTATATTGAGCGATGACAGGAATAACTAACTTTAGGGCAGATGGAAGATAGCTTGCACCAGTTCCACCCATCTTCTGGTCAGTCGTTTGCTTCATGTTAGTTTCTTTAGGATATCTAATTGCCTTAATAGAATCAATAACGATACCGCGGATTGGCGCTCCTTCTTGAAGAGCCTCCAACATCTCTCCCCCGACGTAGTCAAAGATTTTAAGTGGGTCATTCGACTTGCGTACAATGAGGCGCTTCGAGTCACCGCCGATCTTGATAAATAGCGGGAGGTTGAATGAGAACTCTGCATCGAACCAAATGAATATCGCATCTGCATCTCTTTTCTGGTAATCAGCAATAGCCATCATAGCTAGTAGGGACTTACCTGAGCTCTCTGGTCCATATGGAACAATGATCTTACCTGGTTGAAAGCCACCAATCTGAGTCGCCCAATTTAAGGACGGTGATCTAGTTGGCACTACAGGTGGCACATTTATATTGAGATCAGCCGCTACGGTTCCAAACTCTTCTGTTAGTTTACTTAGCCATTGTTTAGACATAGATTGCCCCCTTGTTTATAAGATAATTACTTAGATCACATAACAAATCATGCATGCTATCACCAAAAACAATTTGGTGCTTAGTTTGAAACGCAGACAATTGATCTAACAATTCTTGATCACCTATATATTGTGTCTCTTTTAAAATATTCCCTTGTTCATCCTTAAGACGATAAATAAAATTATCCATTACGCCCTATCTCCTTATTGTATTTTACCAAATTATCTTTCGCCCACAAAGGTTGTAAGTTTGTGTAATGGCAAGCCTGTTTAAACTGCTCTAAATTAGACAAATCAAATAAAGATAATGGCTTAACATGATCTACATGCCAACCGTTAATCGACCAATTATCCCAGGTCATTCCAGGTTGAAATCTAGACTCTAAATAATTCTTTAGTTCTTCTATAGAACAACCTAAGTCATCTACAGCAGAACCTATTTTAATTTTCCCTCTTATAATGTCACCAACTCTATTTCTCAAAGTATGTGCTAATTTATTGTTAATATCACTTAAGTATATTGAACAATAATCAGTTTGCTTTCTCCACTCTCTTTGCTTAATTCTCTTATCTTCAAGATGCTGAACCTTATATGTTTTTCCATATTCTAATGTACAATTTATACACCAAGAACTGTAACCGTCTTTGTACGATGGTCTAACATAGAAATCACAGTAAGATTTATTATCAAAACACTTAGAACAGATCTTCATCACATTCCTTCGTAGTTTGTCATATTTTGATCGCCATAAGCAATCTTCTTTAGATCGTCATGTGCTTGTCTCAATTGAGATAATTTGCTCTTCATTAATGATACTAAAGCCTCCGTCATGGCTCTATCATCCTTAGCTTGAAGAACATCTGGATCGATGTTTACATATTGTTTACGAGCTTCGCTAGTGTCCTTGATACCGCGCGCTTCTAGGTAGTCTTTGGCGCGTTCAAGATATGCAATTGCTTCGGCCTGCTCAACCTTCGCTTTTGCTTTAGAATCGGACTGCATTGCTTTCGCAAGTAGATTAGCAGCAACGTCTTGACCCATAATGTAATCCTGAAGATAAACAGGAGCCATCAACTTGCTAATAGTTGACAGCTCCTCTATCTTGTTTACGTAGTGGGCTAGACGAGTGATGTCTACCTTTTTGGTAATATCACTCATTGTTTTGTCCTTATGATCTTAAGAGTCTATCGGCTTCTGCCATGAAGTCATCCGTGATCGCTGAGCTTGCGGTAGCGGCAGCTTGTAGATTCCTAGTAGTCGTTCCACGAACGTTAGCAGAACTAGCTGGTGCTGCCAACTTTGTTTCGTCGATGTCGTCATCTTCATCATCCAATCTAGTAGTTACACGAGATGTACCTGTTGGTTTAGCAGCAGGCGCAGCTTGTGCACGAGGGGTTGCAGCAGTAGCCACTGGAGCAGCATATGCATTAGCTAGATTCGGTTCGATAGAGAGATCTGCATCTGGATAAGCTTCGATGATGCTAGGAAGATTGGCTTGCAATACTTCGTTCAATTCATCGTAAGTTTTAGTTTGATAAATAGCTGAAAGATCATAAGCTAAGTTATCGTAGTTCTCTACAACAGCATCAGAAAGCGGAGAACGGTCATCTACGAAAGAGACCTTTCCAGAAGCTTCTTTAAGACGAGTTTGTACTTTCTCTACATCATACTTAGTATCGCGGAATTGACCGGTAGCATTAGAACGAATGATATCGAACCATACGCCAGAATCATCATCAGCACTACCCAAAGAGGTAGGATCCTGATTGTAATCTTGGATATACTTGTTCATCTTCTCTTTCATGTCTTTGTGAGCTGTAGATTTAAGCTCTAATAGACCTACTTCGCCTGAACGATCTGCTGCGTTATAAACGTAGACAGTCTTAGGGATGATATTGCCAATAAGTTCTTGCAAACCTTTCATGCGATTCTTGATCTCTTCTTTCGGAGTATCAAGCGCTTCAAGTTTACCAGTCATGGTTTCAGCACGTTGCTTAAGCAATTGAACGAATTCATTTACTGGGCAGCGTTTTTCAGATGTGAGGGATGATGCGAATGGACGAGCACGTCCAGATTCTGGGTCAGTTAATCCCCAGATGATTTGCCATTTGCGGTACGGATAGCCGTTAGAAGCTTCTCCGAATGGTGGTAAAATGCGGAAGACATTATGTCCGTCTTTTACTTTGTGGCGTTTCCACTCTTTTCTTGATTTGAGGGAATCCATATTCAATTTGATTTTAGTGTTATTACTCATTATTTTCTCCAAGGGTTTTGTTCAAAGGCCGTTATTGGCTTAGGTATATTATACCACGTTTACTCTTCAGGGTGTATGTCTTCGTCATGATCTTCTGTGCAATATTGACAGACGTTTTCTTCACATATCGCACAGGTTTCGTTGGTTGCAACGCCACATTGATCGCATAGATCAAACTTTACTACTTTATTCATTTTAATCTTCGTTCGAGACCGCAGGTTTACCAACAGTCTTCTTAGGTTTACCAGTCAAATAAGATTCAACATCCTTCTCATCGATGAGATCTAGACCAGCTGCATAGAACGGGGTTGTAGATTGTAAGCTACCTACATAGTGAATTAACTTAGTATTTAAAGGTCGATTCTTAAGTTCATGCTCCAAGTACTTATCAAAGATCTGAGGATACTCGTTCTTGAGAATGTTATTTAGAACTACAGAGAGATCTGCGTTAGTCTTACATGGAAGACCTTCGTAGTTCAATAACCTAATTTTGAACACATTCATATCGTGGTCGTATTTCTCTGCAATAGAGCCTAAGACCTCGCGAAGATGGTTGATACCTGTCTGACCGTGTTTTGGTGCTTTCTTCTGATTTGCTAAGATTTGCTCCATAAAGTCCGGTTGACCGATTACGATCTCACCTTTTTCTAAGTCCCTATCTGGTGCCTGATTTACTACTACGAATTTTGCCATTTCATTTCTCCTTGTTATTCAACTCTTTCGATTTCTTCAATTATTAAGCAAACTGGTGATTTCCAGCCCGCCTTTAATTTTCCTCGAACATACACTATGCAGTTCTTGTCCCAACCTAAAGCTTTTTTAGAATCCCACTGCGTACACTCAAGTGTTGTAAATCCGTCAGAGAGATAAACCGAAAGTTTAGACCACGGTTTACCGCTCTTCTTAGAAATACCCTTGGTAGCAGTAGAAGACTCGAATAAGAGGATCATACCTACCTCTTGTTCAAACTCCCTCTTCAATAGTCCCTCTGCTACTTTAATCGTAGCCAATACTGGGGTTCCGCCCATTAGAAGTGGAATACCTGAGCGACCTGTGTCTTTAAGTGCTGGCCACTTACCTTTAATGATGTTTACAATGTCAGGATTGCTGAGCAAGTTTTTATTAAAAGCTTTGTTAAATTCTTTCTCCATCAAGAAGATAGAGAGCGGATCGAAAGAGAACACCTCTGGTTGAAGCTTGATCTCTTTACCTCTCAACTGCTTATATGTCTCAATGAATGCCTTACGACGTTCTGGATAGCTTTCAATAGACATATCCATCATGTCATCTGCTCCACGTCCCTTAATGAGATAAGAGATACCGCCAGAATTAACCTTAGCATGATCAATACGTGCAACGAAATCAGCTAGCGTTGGGAAAGGTCCTTTTAAACAGAGCTCTTTAACAACCGCTGGACCAACACCCTTAATAGCAGAGAGTGGAGTTACAATGTACTTCTGACCCTCAATCTCACGAACCTCGAACTTGTTTGTTGGATACTTAAGTGAAGGTGGACGAACCATGTCGCCCAACTTAGACATATAGCTTCTAAGTTTAACTTCATCATCTTTGTACACATTAAGAATACTAGCCCACCATTCATAAGGATGATGGTGCTTTAAGTACATGGTGATATAACCTAACTCACTATAAGCATACGAGTGCGACTTGTTGAATGAGTATCGAGAGAAGGCTTGAATCTGTTGACAAATTGTCTCAATAGCATCTTCATCCCATCCACGGTTACGACAACTCTTACGGATACGATCATAGCAAGCCATGATAACATCTGTTTTCTTTTTGGCAATCGCGCTTCGGATGGCGTCTGATTCTTCCCAAGAGTAACCTGCGATTTCTACTAGAAATCTCATAACCTCTTCTTGGTACACGAAGACGCCGCAACTATCCTTTAGGATTGGCTCTAGATCGTCGTGCAAGTACTCTAGATTCCTCACACCATTCTTAATGTCCATGTAGTACTGTGCTGCCGTTGTGTTGTAGAGAGGTGCATCTAGCGCTCCTGGACGAGCCACGGCTGTAAAGTCCATTAGATCCTTACGACGGACAGGCATAAACTCTTGAATCATACCCTTAATCAAGTCTGTATTGAACTGAAATGATGAATCTGTTTCTTTGTTATAGAAGTCAGTGTAAATATCCTTATCCTCTGGCAACCTATAGATATAAGGCATACCTTTGACTTCTTCAAGATAATCAACCTGCTCTTTAACGAGAGCTACACAGTCAGAAACAGCAGTGAGGGTTTTAATACCCAAGATATCGGCCTTCACTAAACCACACGTCTGGACCATATCCGCATCATACTGAGTACATACGATATCGCCAAGCTCTTTATCCTTCATCACCATTGTAGGAACACGATCAGCTGCTAGATCTAGTGTAGAGATAACGAACGCAGAAGCGTGTCGAGACCAGCCACGGATCGTACCGATAAGCTTCTTAACCATCTTCTCTACATCAGGATATGTAGCGAAGAAGTTAGCAAGATTCTTATTAACCTCTACCTGACCAGCATTATAGTTACCCTCTTGATCCGTGTAACCATATAAGAATCCGTACTCGTCATGGACCTCTTGTCCAGAGTCTGGAATAGAATCACAGATGGTCTTAACTTCAAAGTCATTCCTGTTACGCCCATATAAAGCAAACATAGAATCTTTGATAGCATTCTTCGTCTTCATCTTCTGGAATGTAGAGATCTGAGCAAAGCCCACACCATACTTCGTGCGAAGGTAATCAATAATTAGGGCCCTAGCACGATCACCAATGTCGGCGTCGATGTCTGGGAATGAACCAGCTCTAATACGAGCATGAGATAAGAAGCGCTCAAACGGTAAGTTAGCAGCGATAGGATCAACATGTGTAATCTTTAGATAGAAAGAGATAAGTGATCCGCCAGCAGAACCACGGGCGATGTTCTGTAAGATTCCCTTAGATCTAGCGAACCTACCAATGTCTTCATACAGTAGGAAGTATGGGATAAAGTTGAGGGTTGCATTCTTCATGATGACATCAAGCTCTTGTCTGAAGCGAGCCTCATATATAGGATCATTGCTCCAACGACCGTGCTCATTGATGAGCTGCATCATGTAGTAATAAGTTTGAGTATCATAGTCAGAAGTCTTAGCTGTAATAGACTCTGGTATTGCGATCTTGGGGAGGTGGTATTCGAATTTAACTTTAATATCAGCAGCTGCAGCAGCAACTTCGTATGTATTTTCGATCCATGTATGGAAGTTCTCTTCGGTGAGCCAGTCCCCAAGATGACCTCTAAGTTTTGAAAACATTTCTTCCGCCCTAAGTTGGTGGTAAGACTCGTAGAAGTACCATCCGTTAGAGTTACCGTTTTTAAGAAGGCAATCTTGGATGATCTTATCTTCAGGTTTAATAAAGTGAGCGTCAGTAACAGGAATACATTTGCCACCGTGTTTGTCCACCATTTCTGCCAAGAATATATTGTAGTGCTTTTGTTTGTTACCATCGCAAGAACATTCATCTCCTGGGATGGGGTCAAAACTCCCAGTTGTTTTATTAAAGTTATGAGTGACATCGTTACAATGGAACTCGACATATAATTGATCTCCGAATATATCTTGATACATCAAGTATAGCTCTTCTGCTCTAGCCTTATTGCCATCCCAGAACGCCTTACCGATAGGACCAGCAATACATCCAGTACCGAACTTAATTCCAGCCTTATGTTCCTTAATCTGATCGAATGTAACGCGAGCCTTCACAGAGCCGTAGAATGAAACCGTATCATTGTAAGCCAATGATGAAAGCTTCATGAGATTATGATAACCTTCAGTGCTTGCAGCCCATGCAGTAATATGAAAGTGACTCTTATCTTCTGCATTGAGCTTTACATACAACTCTACTGCTGGTATTAGAGTTACAGCGTCTAAAGCATGATCTGTACCATGCTCTTTATTGTATGCCTTAATGAAATCTTTAGTCTTCAATGCATCGTACATTGAGATAGCCGTACCGTGATCGGTTACAGCCAGAGCTGGAGTACCTGTCTCTAAACACCATCCAACCCACTCTTCGGGCGATGGGACTGCATCTAACAGTGAATATTTTGAGTGGTTATGCAGTTGTGCTGGTTCTTTAAATCTTGCCATGCACTGATTATACAAAAAAGAAAAGGCACAGGTTTGACCCTATGCCCTCTCCGTCAATGATGCGGGTCGAGTAGAATTTTAGTAAAAGCGACTAAAGCTTTGTTGAGTATTGCAAGGAGAGCATGCACCGTTAAGTGGCTCTAAACGAACGTGAGGCTTATTATGATGTTGTGAACCGAAGTTAAAGTGAAAGATTACGTTAGTACCTTGGATAGTACTGATGTCAAGTTCTAATCCACATTGATAGTCATAGATCTGTTGATTGGCCATTGCTTGAAGGATACCAGCGAAGAAGCTTCTTAAGTAGAGATTATCACCATTGCGTCCACGTAGATATACAGAGTTAGCAGTTCCAGTTCCTTGAACTAAGAAGTTAAACTGTAATTGTCCTGCAGCAGCTGCAGCTGATAATGCACCTTGAAGGGTAGCATAGTTACCAGTTGGAGCAACACCCGCTTGAACTTGATTTACAGCGGAAGTACCACCTAAAGTTCCAGCAGATACTGGGAGGATAACTGGTCCAACTATGTTGTTGTTCATGTCAACGATGTCAGCAGTTGAAGAAGCAGAGATAGGAGATCCTGAGATAGAACTCATTGCTAAAGCAACTTTAGCAGCCACTTGAAGTGTGCCGTCGCCGCTTAAGATAGTAATTGGAACCATAGTTCCGGATACTGGAGGAGCAATCTCTCCGTTAACGATGAAGTACATAATGTAGTTCACGCTTGGGGTTGCATAGCTAAAGTATTTACCGGCTACACCAACGCCAGTGCTGAGGTTCAAACCGTTTCTATCACCTAATGCTAGGGTAGATTGATCGGCTGTACCAGCGCCTACGAAGGCAACTCCGGCAGCAAAAGCTGCATCCATTTGTTGGGAAAGACCACTCGGGCCATTAAAATAGGAATCTCTTAAACTCATAGGGTCTCCTTAAGACTAGGTTGACCCATTCTATCAGGAGTTAGCGCCTGAGCTGGGATTTACGTCCCCACTCTGGATCTCCTCAAGCTTCTCTAATAGGAAGCTAATTTTAGCTTGTTCATACTTAATTGAGCTAGAGTATCCAGCATTTAAGTCTTTTACGATCTGCTTAGCCTGAGCTAACTTCTCGTTAGCTGCACGGTCTTCTCTAAGGTCCTTGATCTTGATCTCAGCCTTAACAATAAGGTCTGCTGCTACGTCTTCATTTACATTTTCATGGTTCTCTACGAAAGACTTACTAAGAACTTTTTTTGCCGATTCAATACTTGCCATTTTTTAAACTTCCTTCAATATGAGATTTAATTGCTCTAGCTCTTTCTACTATCTGTTCCAAACCCTTGGTCTTCTTTTTAGCGATATACTTTCCAAGAATTTTTTTCCAGTCAGCGGGAATAATGCCTTGCATTACTGCCATCTCAAAGCCATAAAGTTCTTCTGTGTATTGTATTGTTAGACGAGCTATTCTTTCAGAACTTGTCTTTTCGTTGTGGCACGTATCACAAATGACTTGGAGGTTATCGGGCCCGCAGAAGAGCCTAGCGATAAAGTTATTCCAGTCAACAAATCCATCTTCCACAGCAACAACAGGAGAGATGTGGTCGACTGCACTTGAGGTACTGTTAGACCATTGGCTACAAGTGCCACAGAGATATTGAACAGCATCTTTTTTAGATCTAGATCCATCTTTGTTGTATTTTGCAACTTCTCTCCTTGACTTCATCATGACTTCTTTAACGATAGGACTTCGAGAGAAGGTTCTTCTTAAAGCTCCCCTAATAGCAGAATTTTGATTGTATTTAGGTTTCTTCAATGTAGTTTTCATATTTCTCCAAATAATACGCACCATTTTTTAAAACAGCAGGGGAATCTTTAGCAAGTCCCAATATAAAATTACAATTACTGCACAGTAATCCGCGCACTTTACCCGTACTATGACAGTGATCTATAGATAATCTTTTATTTGCACTAGGCGGTAACTTGCACATTGCGCAACACTTATTCTGCCTATCTAACATTTGATTATACTGATCAAACGTCAAACCGTATTTCTTTAAGTCATTACGCAATTTTCTAGGTAAGTTATTCTTATGATAATCGGCCTTGTAGGCCTTTTGATGTTCTTTGTCTCTGTATGTAAAATTGTTTTTTATTGTACAAGTTTTACAAGCAGAAACAAAAGTATTTCTATCCTTGCGAACATAGAATTCGCTAGTTGGTTTTTCTTCTTTACATGAAGTGCATTTTTTGGTAGTCATAGAGTGATTATAACAGATCA